ACCAATCCCTTGGTTGAGGTAGTGGATCGCATGAAGTTTTTTTACTCACAGATGCTTTGGATATCCAAAGCGCCAGAGTTGAAAACTGTAGCTTTTCCACCTGCTCCCTTGTTGGTTGGTGTTGAACCAAATCCAGGACCAGGTGTCGCATCAGGCGACGCTCAAACCAGTTATCAGCATTCATTATTACAAGTAGCTGTTAACCGAGGTGTAGGTCACGTTCCAGTGCTCGTAGTAGTTTGGTCTTATCTCCTCACAGATGACGGATTGATGAAGTACAAAACTATTATTGATGTTGGAGAATCACCATCACAAATAAAGCCACCGCGATTGATTAGCAGTGGCCCTCTTGTTTTGACGGCAATGGCGGAATTTCTGAACAATCGTAGTGTCCCAGCACCGCGATTGGTTGGTATAGAATTAAACCCAGGACCTGCCATTCAGTACCGATCTCTAGTAAACTGCGCGGAGTTACCAAATCCTGCCGTGTTGAAGAAGGGAGCCAAAATAAGATTGTGTGATGATGACCTTCGAGGTCCTCTTGCTTTTAAAGACCCTTTACGATGTAAGGGCAGGCAGGCGGTGTATGGTTTTGACACGGAACACTATGCGCCAACTGCTTTCGCCAGCAACCAACATAATGAAAAACAAGCTTTATTAGCTCGTGTGTTGTCCGATACTGTTGAACCAACAGAGGATTTAGTTGCATGTCTAGAATGGGCTAAGTTTAATCACTATAAACTTTTTCCACGGATGCGAAGTATTAAAAGTGTGGCCTTTGAGGAGTATTTGAAGCGTTCGAATGCATCTCCCAGTGTCAAACGTATTCTGCGTGCCACTATGGTTAAATTACAAGCTGAAGGCATAGATGAATTTTCCAGTTTATCTAATGCACAACGTTATCAGATGACAGCACGATCATCATTTGTTAAAGTTGAAAATGACTTGTATTCTTCCCCTCTTGGCCGAAAAGACAAAGCTCCTCGATTGATACAAGGTGCTACTCCCGAATTTATATGTTTGGTTGGACCATGGATAATGGCCCTTCAGGATGTGTTGAAACGACGTTGGAGTACTAAAAATCAATTTTTGTGTTTTACAAGTGGAGTAAAATCTGAAGATGCAGCAACGTTTATTGCTCAAGGGGCAGGCAAAATTGTTGAAGATGATTTAGGCAAATTTGACTGTTCCATCCGAAAACCATGGTGTGAATATGAAGTGTGGTTGTGCAAAAAATTTGGCGCACCTCGGGCTGTTTTAGAGCTCATGGAAGCCAATATACACACACACGGTAGCACCCACCATGGTTGGAAGTACAAATGTGAAGGAACTCGGAAGAGTGGTGATCCATACACCTCCTTAATGAATTCCATTATCAATGGCTTGTCTCACTTGTATTTATATTGTAAGTGGACAGGGAAGTCTGTGGAAACAGCAAAAAA